TTAACCATAGAACCTGAAGCGTAAGCACTAGACTTACCTTTATATGCCTTCATAACTTTTTTATAACATGCATCCTTAGGCATAGATTCTAACTCCTAGGTTATTTGTTGAAACCCTTAAGGGTCTTTTAATTGCATCCTTGATCCAGTTCTTAGCCATGTTATACTCCTAGGATTTCGTTTTTGCGTTGTTCGGTTAAAAGATTAACACTAACTAGGTAATTCATACCAGCAATAGTCATAGGATCGTTGTTGATTACTTCCTGAGCTGCTTGAGCTAGCTGCTGAAAGTCAGCAACCATAGGATCAGTCAAAGCAGCAGCACGGAATGCAGCTCTTTCGTCGGAAGTGAATCGAAGCAGGAATTGATACGAGGTCCAAGACTGTGGACCACGATCTGGAATACCCGTAAACCTTGGATCTCCTCCAGCGTCAAAGTGCTGTCCGATCTCGCAAGTTTCTTCTGAATTGAGAAGCACCATCGTGCTATTTTCTGGAGGAGTCCATGTGGCGACTCCATCCCAAAGCACGACATTCTCAACGAGCGAATCAAGCACGATTGCGTAACGATTGGTCATGCGTATGCCTCAATTCGACAGAAACCGTTTCCGCCTTCTCCACCGATGCTTGCCGTTCCGCCATTTCTGACGCTTCCGCCGCCGCCGCCGCCGCTTCCGCGATATCCGTTCGCGCCTCTATTTGAGACAGAAATTCCGCCGCCGCCACCAACGCCAGGAACTCCAGGAGAATTCGGTCCGGCAATTTGAATCGAAGCGTTTGCAGGCGCAGTCGAAGAGTTTGCGCTTCCTCCGCTATTGATCACGCCGCGAGCGACATTCGGTGCGCCAATGCTAGTGAATACCGTTCCGAATGCATATTGCGTTCCTGATCCGCCAAATGCTGTTCCAGTGCTGTTTACGCAGCCGCCCATGCATCCTCCGCCGCTTGTCCATGCGGTTGTAATCGCTTTCGTGGGCGGAGAGAAAGTTTGAGATGGCGAACCCGCTCCCGCAGTCAGAGTTGATCCATAAATATAACTAGACCTTGATGCTCCTCCTGCTGCACCGCCTGTATTCCCTCCTCCTCCACCGTTTCCACCTGGAACGATGATGATCGTTCCGCCCTGTGTTTGAACGTCGATCCTACTCAACCCTCCAGCCCCTCCGAGTCCTCCATTTGTCGCATCAGTAGTTGCTGCGGTCCCAGAAGTTCCACCAATTCCGATCGTGATATTGAGCGTTGCTCCTGCTCCTCCGAACGCTCCAACATGGTCATGCGTCAAAAAAGAAGCACCGTCGCCACCGCCTGCTCCGCCTGCGACGGCGGTCGGATGCCTTCCTCCGCCTCCTCCTCCTCCGCCTCCACCGACGATGAAGATGCAAAGGCTAGTGGCTGTCGCTGGAATCGTATATGTGCCGTTCGATGAGAATTCAGTCGCAGAGATGAAAGACGAGCCTCCACCTCCACCACCAGATGGAGTTGACCAAGATCCATCTCCGCGAAGGAATGTCGTTGAACTCGGCGTTCCTGTCGCGCTGATCTTCGCGACGGTCACGATAGAATTGTCGATTGTCCAAGTCGCGCCTGATCCAGAAACGGTGATGTCGCCTTTATCGCCGTCGCTAATTCCGCCGCCACCGCCTGCGCCAATTTCGACAACTGTTCCATTATCTTTCTTTGTAAACAGTTTCCCGTCAGCCGTGTTGATCGCCAATTCTCCCGCAACAAGACTGCCTGCGGATGGAACCGCGCTCGCGGTGCTGCTTCGCTTGTGACGAATTGTGTTAGCCATTAGAATGTACCTCCATCAAAAGTAATATTATCAATTGTACCACCAGTAATAGCAACACTGTTGGCATTTTGAGTTGCCATTGTACCAAGACCGAGTGTGGTTCTACCAGCTGAAGCATCTGCATCATCTACTAAGCTACGACCAAATGCAGTAAAGCTAGTAGTAGTAAAGGTATCAGAAGCTGTAGCATAGATAAGGGTATTAGCTGAAGTACTTACGCCAGCTAAGGCAGTTAAGGTAGCATCAAGAGCCTGGGCGTCTACGATCCCATATCCAGCTAGGGTTGTTGGATTAGTTCCTGCTGTTACTAAACCCTTGGCATTGACTGTGACGGACTTATAGGTACCAGCAGTTACGCCTGAGTTGGCTAGAGTAGTTGTAAATGAACCAGTACCAGAACCAGTCACATCGCCAGTTAGGGTAATTGTCTGGTCGCCTGTATTGGTACCGCTAATTGTTGCAGTTGAACTGACGGTTAAATTACCACTGAGTGTAACTGTACGATTAGCATCACCAGTATTAAGATATAGTTGTCTTGTTGCTGTGTGATCGCTGGTATTATTAATTACAAGATATGAGCCGTTACCAGATAGACCCATATCCAACAATCTTAGTGTTTGGAATGCAGCGTTTTGAGCAGATGTCAAACTAGAAGACAGTGCATCGGTAATACCATAACCACTAAGGGTTGTTGGATTAGTACCAGCAGTTACTCTACCGTATGTATCTACAGTTACAGACTTGTATGTATTAGCAGATACGCCAGTGGTTGCAAGATCAATACTGTCGGCATTAACTACGATTCTAGATGTAGAAGCAGTAGCTACATCAATAGTATTACCACTTTTGGTAAGACCAGCTCCAGCTGTAATTTGACCAGCACCAGAGAACTGAGTCCAAGTAATAGCCGTAGTACCAATAGTAATTGGAAGGTTTGTAGTAACTACATAACCATTGTCAGCATTAGCTGTACCTTCTTCTACGAATTCGAATGAACCAGGAAATTCAACATCTTGATTCATGTCGGTAGCACGGGTTAGTACGAATACTGCACTGGCTCCACCAGTAGCAGTAACAACATACATACCGTTTTCAAATGCATTGGTTTGATTCTTAACCAGAATTCGATCATCAACGGCTACGGCAACACCATCTACAGAAAGAGCACCATTAGATGTACCAGTAATAGTTGCATTAATACCACTGCTACCATTAGAATAGGTTGATGCTGGTAAAGCTGCTGCGGTAGCAAGTCTAGCTGAAGTGTGGGTATGGATGCCTTGTGATACGGCATCTACATATGCTTTGGTTGCAGCATCTTGATTCTGTGTAGGATCAGCAAGACCAGTAATCTTACGACTATTGAATGGAACATCAGCTGTTGGCTGTGCCATTTGATCTAAACGATTTGTTCTTACCTGAGTATCAAAGTCAGAGATTTTGTTTGCAGTCAAAGTAGGAATATCAGCGGCTACCAAGGCTCTGAATGTTGGTGTACCAGCACTACCGTTTGGTGCGGCAAAAACATTATTAGCAGTTTGAGAAGCAAGGGTTGCTGTCAGAGTACCAGTGGTTGTAACTGGACTGTTGCTAATTGTAAAAATGTTGGGAAGAGATAGACCAACACTTGTTACTGTACCAGAACCTAGGCCCAGAGCCTTTACGAAGGCTGTAGTAGCAACGGCTGTTGAGTTATCAGAGGTTGCTTGAGTAGTAGCAGTAGCATTAGAACCTAATGCAACAGTACCACTGAATGTTTTGTTACCAGTAATTGTCTGTGTACCAGAAAGACTAACAAATGCACCAGTACCGCCAATAGCCTCAATGGTTGTTGCGGTTCCGCCAGCACCACCTGTGCCTTTACCATAGTAAAGGATCATATCTACTTCGTTAAATGCTAACTCTGCGTTCTCTAGTGATGTAGGTGCTCCAGCATTACCAGAGGCTCTTCGTTTAATTCTTAATGTGTTTGCCATTGTTTTCTCCTTTAGAAATTACCGCCATCGGTAAGATTTTCGGGCGCATCATTCACCCATTTTGTTCCAGAATATCTAAAAACTTGACCAGCTATAGGACTTGTTACTTGAAAATCTGTAAGATCGGATAATCCGTGTACATGTATTGACGGGTCTGCATCAAGATAGGTTAAACTATTCCACGCTGCGATACCATTACCAACCTTAAGTTTGTCATTGGTTACATCATAACCTATTTCACCTAAGGCAAGTATTGGATTTGCTGTAGACCAATTACTAGATGTATCTCTTCTTATCCTAATTGTGTAGGGCATTATGCACCTCCTCCATCTAAAATTGGAGTACCTGTATATGTTTCTGAGTCACCACCATCTATATCAAATAAACCACCACCGTTTGGTATATTGTTTAATCTTGAATCATCGGCTCTTACTGCTTTAGAAGAACTTACTTCACCATTAGCTGCAAAGTTTACCGATAAACTTCTGTCTTTGCTTAAATCACCACCGCCTATTAAACCATTACCAGCTGTAATAGTAGTCACTACATCTACTACTTGCGCTGTATTTGTAGATAATTCACCAGCGGTACTTAGTTTAAACCCCCTACCTAAAGTTATTTCCTGTAGAGATCCTGTTCCCGCACTAGTCCATCTACCAATTAATCGTGATGCTTGTACGTTATTAACCTGATTATAGGTATGGGTATGGATAGCACTGGCTATTCCTGCGGTAGCAATAGATCTATTTTCCCATCTATTGTCTGTGCTATCCCATTGTAGTACATCATTATTAGCAATGCTGGTAATCTTAACATCATTTAATTCGCCTAGTTCTTGTCCATTAGAAACTGGAGTTACATCTCCTAATTTAAGACTAAAAAAGTCAAGTTTAAAGTCTTCATCTACTGTGTTAGAATCACCAACAACCTGAATACCAACATTAAGAAAACCAGTTGGAATGTTTGTTGTTTGGTTTATAAGCGTAGTATTAACTGTAAAGTCTACTGTATTACTACTTGTTTTAGCAAGCTTAAAGGTATACCATGTGTTAGTTGTATAAGCAATACCAGTAGTTGTTTTGGTTTGAGTCCCACCAGTCCTAGTTACTACACTAATATTAGCCTCACCAACTAATCTTTCAAAAACAATTTCTTCATCACTTGGTGAGTTTGCAAAATTATCCATTAAACCTATTCTAATAGAATGCTCTAATGTATTAGGAGTTTTTAAGATAAAATATAAAGAATTTAAATCAGCTAACCTACAAATATTTGATGAATCTCGTTGTCCTAAAGTTAGTGTAACGGGAAAATTATTACCAGATAATAATCTAGCAATTATAATACCATTATGATCTACTTCAGATTCAGTATTTAAAATATTTAAACCATTAGTATTTAAAACTGTTGTATTTGCAGCTGGATAAATATAAGGACTAGGAAAACCCCCACCACCATCAGGATCGCCATTGGGTTGGATAAGAAAATTATCAACAATTAGTATTGGTTGGGTTGGATCTGTTGGATCAATGCCACCTCCACCACCACCAGATGAATTATTTTCTAAATCAGTAACTCTAGCCATTAACGAAGTAGGTTGAGTGTCGTCTAATTGAAACTGCAAAGAACTTGCTAGATTATTATTTTGATTTTGAAGACTGTAAACTTCACTGTTGAGGTTACTAATTTCAAGGGTATTTGTGTTAACCTGTTGTGAAATTAATTGATTAGTGGTTGTTTCGTTTTGAATAATAACCGCATCATTTAATTTAGCTAAACGTCTAGCAACAGCAGATTGTTTTCTATCAGTCATCCTTTACACTTTCTACCCTTAGGACAAGATGCCTTTGAACCACCAGGCCCTGCCCAAAGATTCTTACAGGCCCAGTATTTAGCAGTTAATTTATTATCCGCAGCGTCGCAGTTATGCCGTGCTTTGAAAGACTTACGAGCTTCCGAACTATAGTTGTGACCATAACCTTTTGCTCCAAAGTGAATGATTTTTTCTTGACCATTGGCACATGCTTTAACCATTTTCTTTTTACCAGCAGAGGTAGATGCTCTGGGTTTATTACAAGGCATTGATTTTTTATCAGGTCGTTTAGCCATTTGGTTGTCCTCCTAACATTTGCATTGCTTGTTGAGCCATATTAGGTGGAATATTTTCACCACCTGTATTAATTAGATCTTGTTGAGCAGCGCCACCCATAGCATTTGCAGCGGCTCCTGCAAACATCTTTTGCATTTCCATTTGTTGCTGAGCCTTAGCCATTTCCATCTTTTCTTGTTTGATTTCTTCGGCACTGCGAACCCAGTTGTTAGCATCAAAGCCCATAGAAGTAATCAAGGCGCGAGCATAGGATTCCCACTTAAAGGATGATGCCGCTTCAGGTGGAAGGTTACGAATCATTTCACCCATCTGTAATAGTTTAGTAATATCGGACTCTCGACTAAGTGATTGTAAACCAGTTAGGATTTCGATATTAAGAATACCATTATCTTCATCAAACTGCTGAGCCATGCGTTGATCTATTTCATTATTTTCTAACATCAAGTAAATGGTTCTCTTGATAATTGGAATCATAAAGTCTCTAGCAATAGCAGAGAATGTACCACCTAGGATGGTTTCTAGCTCGTTACCTACAGCTCTAATAGCCGTTGCTGTGACACGATCTCCTGTAGGCATGGCTGCGGTCTGTAATAGGAAGCCTTGGCCTACCTCTTTACGCATAGCTTCTACAGCTGCGCTAGACGATTGGAGCTGAGGATTCATGGTTTCACTGGGGGAGATTACAAAGACATCGTTCTTTCTAGCTGCAACCCATTGACCATTCTGAGCACCAGCAAGATCATCTATTTCAGTAATTCCTGCGGGATCAATACCCATAAAGAAAGTTGAACCAGCGGCCATACCTTGAATAAGGGCACGGCTATAGGACTCAAGGGTACGAATGTCTGAATAAATATCTTCGACATGAGAACGTCCGTAATCTTCACCAGCAATATTAGACCAACGCAACATAATATAAGGAAGAACATCATAATACCCAGTATCAAAGGTATTACCTTCCATTTCTTTTTCAACTTTCCATTGCTTTGTGTCTTCGTCTTGTGATACTCTAATGTATATTGTTTTATAGCCTGTTTGTGTTTCTTCGCCCGAAAGGAAATCATAGGCACTTGCTGGTTCCTCATTACTTGGGGAAATAAATTCTAAATAGATAAACTCTTTTACAGAACCATTAACATCTCTTCGGACAACGAATTGATCAAGTCTAATTACTCGGAAACTGTAATCGTTTTCCATAATAATTAAAACATCACCAATAACAATTAAATGTTGAATAGCGAGATAAGCCATCTCTCGCAAGTTATTTGATATTAGTTTTCTATAAACTTGGAAAGATAACTTATCTAGATATTCCTTAATATCTGGAGTAGGTTCTCGACCATTCTTTAAACCAAACGAAAAGAAGGGAGTATCGTTTAGTGGAATAAGAACACTGAGAATCTTACTTGCTAAAGAAGTTACACCTCTAGACTGAACCGAAGAATAAGTTTGAAAGAGGTTATCTTCTCCAGTCATAGATTGATAAGGTAACAAGGTTGGTACTGTAATTGCAGCACATGCTCTTGCTTTATCTAACTTAGTAGTTCTTTTATTATGGAGTGTTAACCATCTATCTTTAATAGTCTTTTCTTGGTTCATTGTCTCTCCTTAGAGTGGTCTATCTTCTTGTTCGTAACCAGGTCTTTCAATTGTAGGCATATCTAAATTAAAGCCACCACCAAAATCACTGGATTCTTGAGTTGATTGTCCAGTCATTTCTTTAAATAGTGATGCTTCTTGTTTTTCTTCTCTTACTCTTGAGGTTTCTTTAGCTTCAGCAGCTTCAGTTCGGCGTAAGAATTCAAGTTGTCTTTCTCGTTCTCTTTCTAGACGTAATCGTTCTTCGGCTTCCTTTTGGTATTGTTGTTGAAGAGCCATTTGCCGAGTATACATCTCTTCTTGCAAACGCATTTGTTCTTTTTGTTGTTCGGGACTTAATCCGCCACTACCTCCACCTTTACCCATAGTTACCTCCTTTCTTGAGATTCTAATAAGGCACGAAGTTTATTTAAAACTTCTAATTGACCAGCCTTGAAGCCTCTATCAAAGTCCTTTAGTTTTAGATCGTTTGGGACTAGGATTATTAATTTCTCCATGTACTGAATCAGTTCCTTCGGTATGTGAAACTCTTGTTTCATTTTTAATCTTTTCTAGTTGTAGTTGGTTGATGTAATGCAAACAGAGGGCGAGATCCTTGTTCTGGACCCCGCCCTCACGATGTTGCTTTAAAAGAATTTCAATTCTGTTCATTGTTCTTAACCATTATATTGAGCTGAAACTTCTTATCTTCTGGAGTAATCTTATTCTCTTGAAGAGAATTATGTAGATTATCTAGAAAAATATTCACCATTTTAATGTTATTAAAGCCGACATCAAGGGTGGCTTCTTTTAGCTGTACTAATTTAATAGTCTCGGCTAACGCCTGATCCATATCATACTCGGACTCAATAAACATTGTTGGCATAATAACTCCTTAGGTTAATTCACATCCTGCTGCTGTGCAAACCATAGCATGGGATGACTTAGTTGTATCTTCTTGTTCATACTTTGAAAGAAGACTCCAATCAATAGACTCTGGCATCTTAGCATTTAACTCATTATACTGTTCTTCAGTAATAGTTTCAAATGGCGTATGTTCATATGTGTTGTCATCCTTGGGTAAGAAAGATACACCTGAAACATAATGCCAATTAGTCCATAACCAATTACCAATAGACAAGAAATCTTTATCTGTATAGTTTACAGTAACACTTGGTTTGTGGTCACAATACCAAAGTTGATATGCTAACCACAAATTAAGATGACCTATTGCATTAATTTGATCTTGAGTAACACCAAAGTCTGCCTTAACAGGGAATTCAAACACAACCATAGTTTCTGGACTATAGAAGAATGGTTGCCAAGGAACTCCAGCATCCTTAAGGAACTGAGTCATTGGTGATCCTACGGGCATTTGGCTACGTCGAATATAAAACTTACTATGTCTTGGATGTAAACCAGATGCAGTACCAGCTACACAGCTAGTAGTTCCTTCTGGCTTAATACAAGTAATTGATTTACTTGGAGAAATATCAATTAGCTTTGCCCATTTTTCATTTGTTGCATGAGCAACATAACGTAAAGCTTCTAGTAACTTTTGTAATTCTTGGGGACCATGGCCACCATTGGTATAGATATTATCAAAGATACCAGTCATAGATACTCCAAGTAGTCGCTCCTCTTCGCAGTTATTCTTAAAGTTAATTTGTCTTCGGGATGCAAAGTATTTGAAATCAGTAAGAGCTGACTGAAGAGTACCAAGAATGGTTGCATATCTAATCTTATCTATAAGTTGTGGAGCTTGGTCGTCTGGACGAACAGCAATGGTTGAGAGATTACAGAATTGATCTGGACGTAGAATAATTTCTGAACATGGATTTGTACCAAATGCATAGTTAGTATCTCGTCCTGCTCGTTCTGCAAACTTACGCATTGCTTCTCGATTACAGACACCACGTTCACCAGATCGACTATTGTACAAAGCTGACCATTCGTGTAGGAACATACCCATATCTGGTTTTGTTTCATACACAGCTGAATTATTAGCTAATGATCTACGACCATTGGTTTCCCACCAAGGTCCAGACTTTGCATGTGCCATCTCGTGATCTGAAAGATCAGACAAAGAAATCAAAGCAGAGCGACGTACACCACCTGAAATGATTGATTCGGCAACCTGGCAAACAAGATCATGTACTTCTAATGACTTAAGCTTACGACCCTTGGCATTATGGAATACCTTGGCAGTAAACTTAATCAATTTAATATATGGTTCTGGGCCAGAAGCTCGACCACCAAAGGTCTTGAGTCTTGTTCCAGCAGGACGAATCTCACTAAAGTCTACTTCATAGTGCTTGCCATTATACAAACCCTTAATAAAGGAAACATAGGTATCAGCCCAACCTTCTCTTGAATCTGGGACAACTAACTTTTCATCTACCTTGGTAATTGTTTCTGCAATTATAGGTAGGTTGTTAATATTGTCTCGTTCAACTGAGAACCCAACCCCAGTACCACAGGCTAGTGTATACAGGATATTGCCAAAGTCTTGGGTATTATTGATTGCAATGTAACAACAATTATAAGCTGCGACATCATCCTTATCCAAGGCTGGGCCAGCCGTCATTAGAGCACGCATAGAACCAAAGACTTGATACTCTTTCATCAAATCCTTTGCTTTGTGAAGCTCCATCCAATCCTCATTATTAAGACGATCCTTGAGATCTAATCTCTTAATAAGATAATTGAAATAACGATCCACAGCTTCATTCCATGACTCTCGTCTATTCTTTTCTGGAATCCACCGACAATACTTGTCAATGGCGGTAAACTCTTGTAGTAACTTACTCATTCTCTATAACTC